CTAAAGAAACGGTATTTAATGAAGGTATTACTTTATCAGGGAACAATTTTACATCCAATTGGACGACGCTCGTCGTCGACAACGATAAAATGGGGCATTTTTCGAGCACACTCAAACTAGGCGCAACACTGTATTATGTGAAAGCAGGAAACACTTCCTTTCCACAGGCAAATCTTTCAATGGCAGAATGGGTAGCAAATGATATCAATATCACGGGCAGTACTCAAGAACTATTTCATTTTGGACACGGGTCCCGAGGTGAATCTTTTGGTATGAACGTAGCAAATGGAAATGTAGGTATGTGGGAATGGGGTGGTGACAAGAGTAAACAAACATCAAGTAATTTGTATACGAACGATGAATGGGTTCATGCTACCGGAACAATATATAACGATCCTGTAACTGGTCATGGATATACAAAAATATTCGTAAACGGTGAGTTACGACCAGAGTCGGTCCAGAGGGGTATACTCCCAAATCTCGCCATTCCAACCAATCCATATCTAACTTTAGGTACATCTTTTATCGGTGAGCGAACAAGCTACAGTACGCAACATTTCAAGGGGTCGATCGCCAACTTCCGCCTCTTCAATCGAGTTCTGAGTTCAGATGAGATCTACCAACTCTACGCCTACCAGAAGGAATACTTTGGGCTTGGGAACTTAGGGATGACCATCAAGTCGGGTCGTTTAGGGATTGGTATATCGGAGCCTCGGACAGCTTTGGATGTGGGGGGGAATATGGATGTGAAGGGGGATATACACGGCGGGATGCCCGTCTTTTTTGATGTACGTTTTACATCTGCCCCAACAGCAAATTGGCTCGGTACCCAAATCGTGTTTGACACAATTAATAATTCACGTGGTGGTGGTTTTGATACGAGTACCGGTACTTTCACAGCACCGATTGCTGGTCAGTATAAGTTTTCATATTTTATGAGAGGAAATATAGCGAATCAGGGTTTTAAAATTAAACCACGGATAAACGGATTACCATCATTTACGTCGGTGTCCAACGATGCGGATGACGGCACCAACGCGAATTTATTGGGAACCGCATTCTGTGGTGGTGATGGAATACAAGGATCCGCTGTATGTATAGTTCAACTCGAAGCTGGTGGAACGTTTGAATTAATGCTGTCCTCGCATGGAGCCCTTTATAGTTCTGCACTGGCCAACTTTTACAACGGTTTTACCGGTGAATATATTTCCTCGTTATAAACTATATGAATCCGGAAGTGTTACAAAAACTCAACACAGAAACGGTCAAATTTTTTAATCCAATACCCGAAAATGTAGTTGGAATTGGGACTACATACGATCAGCTTAAATATACCGAAGGCTATGAAAAACCCTCAAAGGAGGCCTTCGAGGCCAAACTTCAAGAACTCATAGATGCTCATCACCGCGAACGACCCCTCAAAGAACTCCGCGCCAAGCGGAACAAACTTCTTACCAATTGTGATTGGACGCAATTACCCAACATACCACTCTCAGGTGCTGTAAAATATGAATGGGAAACGTATCGTCAAGCCCTTCGAGATCTTCCCAGAACCACAGAAGATCCAGATAATCTAGTTTTGCCTACACCTCCCCATTAATCGATTCTCATTTTATGTGATAGTGAACGCTCGGTATCAAAGTGCTTCCAGCACTTAAAAATAAACTCTCACTATATTATAAAATGTCTGGTGGTATTGCCCAACTCGTAGCCGTCGGAGCCCAGGATGTGCACCTCGTCGGTCAGCCCGAGGTGTCTTTCTTCAGGTCCACCTACAAACGTCATACAAATTTTTCCCAAACTGTCGAGCGTCAAGTCATCCAAGGCAACGTCTCAAATGGTGGTATGTCCACCATCCGCTTCGAGCGCAAGGGTGACATGCTCAACTATGTCTACCTCGTCCCCAACGACGGGAGTGCTACCCAAGCTGTCGCTGACTGGAGGACAGTAATTTCCAAGGTTGAACTCATGGTGGGGGGTCAAGTTATCGATGAACAGGATTCGACTTACTCCACCCTCATCGCACCCACCCTCTCCGCGACCTCCTCTTCCAAGTCGGTTGCTGGTGATCTCTACGGTGGCTCCACCAACGAGCGCTTCTACCCTCTCAGGTTTGCTTTCTGTGAGAACTGGCAGACTGCCCTTCCTCTCATTGCCCTCCAATATCATGATGTGGAGCTTCGCATCACTTGGGGTGGTTCCGCGGCCAGTCACAAGTGGGATGTATTCGCGAATTATGCCTACCTCGATACCCAGGAGCGTGAGATGTTCGCAGCTGAACCTCTTAACATGCTCATCACCCAGGTCCAGAAGGCGGTATCTTCCGGTTCCAAGATGCAGGAGCTGAACTTCAATCACCCCGTCAAGTATCTCACTTCGGCGGACAGCTCTGCTCTCGCGATCCTCAATGATGATAACAAGCTCAAACTCCAAATCAACGGTACCGATGTTGCCGACTTCAAATTTGCCAACCCTAACTACACCTCGGTTCCTCTCTATTACCATACCTCCCACGGTAACTCTACCCCCGCCACCAAGCTCTTCACGTACCCTTTCTGCCTCGAGACTGGTAAGCTTCAGCCCACTGGCACGCTTAACTTTTCTCGCCTCGATTCGGCCCGTATCATTAACGATACTCGGTCGGTCACCAAGGATATTTATGCCGTTAATTACAACATTTTAAGGGTGGAAAATGGTATGGCCGGTCTATTATATTCTAACTAATTAGTAAAAGATGCTTTGGAAAATTGTTTTTCTTCTCTCCATCGTTTTTGTATTGACGTACGATCCTAAGTCCAGGACACTTGAAACCTTTGTCGGTCAGCCCACAACGCCAACCACACAGAAGACATGTGAAAATGCGCATTACGAAGCCGTCCAATTCGCTCAGACACCATACGAGTGTCCCACACCCGGTAAAACCAAACTGGGTGTAATCACTTAAAAAGAAGATGTTATTTTTATTTATAAATGATTCCCGTTACGAAAGACACTCTTTTGATTGTCGCCACCATCGTATGCGCCGTAGCACTCGTTTTCCTTTTTAAAGAGTTAAACAAGACTAAAAAGGATATTGATGGATTTAAGAATTTTTCAGCCCAGGTCGTCAGGCACCTCAGCGCGCCTCCCGAGGAACCGTCTGTTCCTGAGACAGAGGAGGAAACCAAGAAAAGTGATGTAAAGGAGGATGAATAAACATATCGCCTTATTATAACTTGCGAATGCGCAATGAAGAAGTACAAGGCGATTGCAATACCGGTTAGCTTTATCGACGGGAAACCTCGGTTTCTCACAGTGAGAGATTGGCGCTTCAAGGATTGGATTTTTGTCACAGGAGGGTGTAGACGAAGAGAAATATTCAATCCTTTACGATGCGCACTACGAGAATTGGAAGAAGAGACACGTGGAGTTGTCTCCCTCAAGAATGGTGAATACACTGAATTTAAATTTATACACAAAGAAAGTCCAACGGTAGACCTGGAATATAATGTATACATATTTTTCGTTAACTATAACCGATCAGAACAACAAACCCAACTACGAAGATTCTATGAAGAAAAACACAAGACACAAATTAAAAAGATGAACAATCAACCCATACGCAAAACACACGACGAAAACGATTACATGAGTTATGATACACTCGAAGAATTCAACTCACGTAAACGTTGGAAACTCATCATAGATAATGTGATAAAAAATCCTAAATTTTATGCGTGCATAAGTTCTCATAACAGAAAAACCTTCTCTATTAAATAATGAAGTCCAAGGCTTTTATTTTAAGGCAGATAAGTGAACTGTTAGAGAAGAACAGGGGTATGTGCGAAGAGGAAATTCAGGAATGGCTCAAACAAAATGAAGAAAAAACAGTATATGAATTGTTAACCTTTAAGAAGGAACTTTCTAAAACAAAAGAATACCAGGACGTTTCCTGTATGAAGTGGTTTAGAGATGATGAACAATAACAAGGTATGTTTAAGAATTGGTCCCAAAAATTCAATAATGCTACCAATCTATCACATGTGCTCATGGACGGGGGTAAACTCTCTGTGCCGTTTGATAGATTGAATGAATTTTATGATGTGTATATCAAGGCTGTAAAATCAGGTGAAAGGATTTACGTCGTCGAACAAAAGAGTGAGACATATAACTTTTTCGTGGATATCGATTATAAAGACTCAGAACCCCTGGGAATAGATGAGATCAAAGATATTTCTAAAGTTATTTGTGAGACTGTAAATTTCCATGGTGGTACAGAGTGTCTCGTTTCTGTCTCACAACCCAAACCGTCTGGTGACCTGATTAAAACCGGTGTGCATCTCAACTGGTCAGGGTTTGTGGTTGATCAGATATCCGCTATCGCACTCCGTGAACACATTCT